TGTACCGTCTCTTTGAATAACTGAAGTAACTCCTAAAACATTTTTTTCAGGTAAAAATATCTCATAAAAGGGTCTGACATTGTTCGCGCTGATTACTTGTTTAAAAACTTTAGTAATCCCATTAACTACCAATTCTCTTTTAGTTATAGTATAATTAATTAATATATTATTACCGTCGAAATTAGGTATTTTTAATCTGTTAGGAAATCCTTGAGAATTATATGGTGAGGAAAAATCAATATCGTATATATTTTCAAAGACTTGTCCCGCACCAATAAACTGACTACCTCTTCTCAATAACCCTTCATATCTTTCATCATCTTTATCTCCATTAGCTGGAACCGTAATAGATAAATCGACTAAAGATACTGATGGACGTTGTCCCGGTAATTTTAAACCGTAAGTTCTGGCAATATTAAAGATAGATGATTTTTGCTGTGCATATTGTAAAACAGTCTCTTGGATACTTCTATCAATATGGAAATGTAAATTATCCGATATTGCTGCGTTTAAATCTAAGAACGCCGAGAAAACTGACGCATCGTTAAAATTATCAATTAAATCAGGATAATAAGTTTTTGTAAAATTTATTAACTCAGTTCTAATTGATTGGAAATCCCTTACCGTGTATGATATTCTTTTTTCTGACATATTCTTTAAATATTTAAAATTACAAAATCTTTAGAACTAAATACATCATCTGTAATTGTATAATCAATTCTAACTTTTGCAGTATACTCCGCACTATTCAATCCTGGCATTGTATAACTTCTATTAATAGCATCCCCATTTGTGGTTACAATGATATCAGCTTCCTCACTCTCTGCAGCTTTAATTGAAATATTCGTTATTAATAATTGTGGTAAGTATTTCTCACAAGATTCTTTTATTTCTGACTCAATGTTATTAAATGTTGGACTATCTAACGGTTCAAAAATATATTCATATAACCTTGTACCAAAATCAGGTAAAAAGTATCTTGAACCTTTTCTAGTTAATAAAAGGTGTATTAAGTCCGTTCTAATCTCATCATTGGCGGTTTGCGTTAATTTCAAATACTTTCCATCTGTGGAATCGTTGAAAGGGAATGCAATACCATATGTTATACCATTTGCCATATATTATAAATATAGTCTTGTAATTATTTCTTATAAATAGCTTAAAAAACAAAATCACGACGTGGTGTCGTGATTATTGTCGTTATATTTTTAATTAAGATGAACATCCAAAACAATCAATTTCAATTCCTTCAGGTTTTGGTGGTAAATTCATATTACTATAATCTACCTTTGGAACCTCTATTTTAGGTTGTTTGTTTTTTGAAATGTCAACCGCTAAGTGTTTAGCTCCTGTTGAAATCGCTTTAGTTCTAACATAATAACATAATGTTTTTAAACCTTTTTCCCAAGAATGGAAATGAGATGATGATATTTTTGATAGAGTTGGATTAGACATATAAATATTCATTGATTGAGATTGGTCAACGAACGGTGCTCTGTCAGCCGCCATATTAATCAATTCTTTTTGAGATATTTCCCAAATCGTTTTATACTTATCAATTAAATGTTCGATTCTCTCAACTTTTTTACTGTGATTTTTATCTTCAACATCGAGGTAAGTATTAAAATTAATGTTTTGGATTGAACCCTCATTTATAATAATTTCATTTTTTAAATCTTCACACCAAACTCCTAATTTTTCAAAATCACTAATTAAGTATTTGTTTACTATCATAATTTCACCACCAACAACTCTTCTATTAAATAATGCCGAGTGAGCAGGTTCTGTCATTTCAAATGAACCTGTAATCTTCGCTGAAGACGCCACAGGCATTTGAGCAGTGAACAATGAATTACAAACACCATATTTTTCAACACTGTCTTTAAGTTCCATCCATTTTGACTCGGGCCAAAACAACTCAGTATCTTTTAATCCCCACATATCAAATTGGAATATTCCTTTGGACATTGGAGAACCTTCAAAGAATTTATATGGTTTATATTTCCCATCTTTACATAACTGATTACTTTCAGTAATCGCCGCTAAGTAGATTGTTTCAAAAATATTTTTATTTAATTTTTTTGCCTCTTCAGATGTGAAAATGTAATCCATCAAATAGAAAACATCTGCAAGTCCTTGGGTTCCGATAGCAATCGCTCTTTGTTCTAAACCACCCTTGAGTCCTTTTTCAGTTGAATAGTTATTCTTGTCGATTACATTGTTCAACGCTCTAACAACTTTTCTAACCTCATCAAACAATAATTGGTAATCAAACTTACCACCAACAATGAAGTTCTTTAAAACCATAGAAGATAATGTACATATTGCGGTAGTTTCTTCATCAGTATACTGGTAAATCTCATTACATAAGTTAGATTGTTTAATCACCCCAATGTTTTGATGATTTGTTTTTCTGTTAGCACTATCTTTAGAACATAAATAAGGTACTCCAGTTTCAACTTGTGATTCTATAATCTTATTCCAAATATTCTGAGCACTTACTTTTTTACCTAACCCCATTTGAACCGCTTTGTTGTAGTTTTCTTCGTACTCATCACCAAAACATTCTTGTAAAGGTTTAATACCCGCGTTAAGGATATCATTAGGACAGAACAAGTACCAATCAGAATTATTTCTAACCGCATTCATAAAGTTATCAGGAATCCATAATGACGTAAATAAATCTCTCGCTCTTAATTCTTCAGCCCCGGTATTCTTTTTAATATCAAGTAAGTCCATAATATCCTTATGCCAAGGTTCTAAGTAAATCGCCGCACTACCAGGTCTTCTACCTTGTTGATTAAAGAATCTTAAACCTTCATTTACAATTTTTAAGTATTTTAATAATCCTCCAGCAAATCCTCCTGATGAGTTAATACGACTTTCTTTACTACGAATATTAGACATACACAATCCAATACCTGCCGCATCAGATGAATAAGTTGAGATATCACTAAATGATTCTAATAACCCCTGACGAGAATCTGAATTGTTGTAATGTAATACACAAGATGCTAATTGAGGAACTTTAGTTCCCGCATTAATCATAATTGGTGTTGCCTTAGATACCAACTGATTTGACAACGACTGATAATAATCAACCGCCTCCTCAAACGTATTAGTTACCCATAGAGCAACTCTCATATACATATGTTGAGGTCTTTCGACTACTTTACCTTTTGGTGTTTTCAACAAATACATTTCTTGTAATGAACGCCAAGCGAAGTAATCAAAATTATAATCGTTATCGTGGTTAATAACCGAATCTATTTTATCAGAACCATAGTTATTTATAATCTCAATTAACTTATCGTTAACAATACCTTCATCACATAAGAATTTCATAGTTTCAGAAAAACTATCTGAAGTTTCTTTATGATATGACGAAATCGCAACAGATGATGCCAATCTTGAATAATCGTGATGACTACCAGTATATGCCGCAGCAATCTCGTATATTAATTTATCTAGTTCTTTTGTTGTGACTAATCCTTCAGTTGGTACTGAAGTAATCACTTTAATGAATATTTCATCAGAATTAACGTTCAAACCTTTCGATGCTCGTTTTATTCTTTGATATATTTTTTGTGGATTAAACGCCACATCGTCTCCCTCTCTTTTAGTTATTTTTAATGACATATTTTTTATTTTTATTTATTAAAAATCATCCGTAAATGATAGTGATTCCCCAAGTTTAGCTTTTTGGTATTCCATTGTTCTTGATTCAAAAAAGTTACCTTTTGTTTCAACAGCAATTTGTTCCATAAATTTAAATGGTTGTTCAACATTGAATTCTTTTTTACAACCAAGTTTAACTAACAATCCATCAACAACAAATTCTAAATACTGTTTCATTAAATTTGAATTCATACCAATAAGTGAAACCGGTAATGACTCAGTTATAAATTCTTTCTCAATTTCCAAAGCCGATAATAAAATCTCTTTGATTCTTTTTTCAGTTGGTTTGTTCTCAATATGATTATTTAATAAATGAATTGCGAAATCACAATGTAAGTTTTCATCTTTAAAAATTAAAGAGTTAGCATTACATAATCCTTGCATAAGTCCTCTTGATTTTAACCAAAAGATTGAACAGAATGAACCTGAGAAGAAAATTCCTTCAACTGCGGCAAACGCAATTAATCTTTCTTCAAACGTAGCATTTTTAATCCAATTCAAAGCCCAATTAGCTTTTTTCTGTACTGCAGGTAATCTATCAATTGCGTGGAAACATTCGTCTTTTTCTTGCGGATTTGAAACGTAAGTGTCAATTAATAATGAATACATTAACGAATGAATATTCTCCATCATAAGTTGGAACCCGTAAAAGAATTTCGCCTCAGGGTATTGAACTTCTTTTAAGAAGTTTTCTGCTAAGTTTTCATTAACAATACCATCTGACGCCGCAAAAAATGATAATACGTTTTTAACGAAATATTTCTCATTATCTGATAAGTTTTCCCAATCTCTAATATCATTTGATAAGTCTACTTCTTCAGCCGTCCAAAACGCAGCTTGATGTTGTTTATAATATTCCCATATATCGTTGTGTTCAATAGGAAAGATAACGAACCTGTTGGGATTTTCTACCAATATTTTTTCCATAATAATAATTTTTTTTTTAAGATTGTTTTTGTTGTTCTCTTTGTTTTCTTTTTTCCAAGAGTTCTTTTACTCTATCTCTTTTTTGTTCTTCTTTTTGTTCCTCAAAACCTAAGAATGTAACTGAACTTTCAGTATCAATCTCAATAAGTTCATTATCGAACTTACAGTTTTCAAATACAACACCATCGGAACCAATACGAGATTTAGTAATAGCAATAGTCGCCAATTTCATTTCTTTTTGTTGTAAAGTTTTAGCCACGGAAATGATAACGTGTCCAACTTGTGCTTTTTTAATAGAACCCCCCATTTGGTCTGTAGTTACAACTTCTGAAGATATCGATGAACGATTACCTTGAGTTGCCGTCCATCCAACAATGTTCAACTCGTGACACATCGCTTCAAAACCTCTCATCACAGAACCTTCACTTTTCCACTCGTCTCCAAGATTTTTGTCAGGTACAACACAATCAATATAGTCCAAAAGAACCATATCAATCTTATTCCCCTCAGCAATCATCTTTCTAACTTGGTTTTTGATTTGCATCATAGTTAGAGTATCCGATGGTAATTTTTTAAGAACTAATTTGTTCGTCATAGATTCTTTAATAGCTCTAACCTTTTCCATCACTTCCTCTTTTCTATTTGACATATCATCAGGAGCAATTCCTGTCCAAAGTGTAAAATGTTTTCTTTGAATAATCTTCGGATTATCCTCAAAGAATATTTGTAATACGTTATAACCTAAGTTAAATCCGTTATTAGCAATTTTTGTCAATAATGTAGATTTACCTACACCTGTCGGTGCTAATATAACACCAATTTCTCCTTTTGCCAAACCACCTTTAAGTAGTTTGTCAATACCTGGTATTCCCATAGGAACGGGATGTCTATAATCATCATTTAGAACCTCATCTAAATTATGAAATACATCTTCTGTACCTTTATCAATTTCTCCAACTTGTAACGCTTTACTCACCATTTCTTCAACAGTATCGTAGTTTTCGAACTCCCCACCATCAATAATTTTTTGAGCCTTTGTCATTACCTTCTGTAACTCTTGTTGTTTACAGAATTTTAAAGCCTTTTCCTGAACATAAGTAC